AAAAATGCTCTCAAAATCGAGCAAATCCGAACCAGGAGTCGGAGGCGGCAATTCCTCTGGAACAACGGGGCGCCCCTCAGTCGTAGGGGCCGCAGGCCCAGGCGTCGGTGTCGCCGCAGGCGTTGCCGGTTTGTCGCCAAAGCTCTTGGGCGCAGAAGAAGGGGCTGCCGCAGGCGCTCCGCCAGAGGGAGGTCCTCCAGACGGCGCAGCGGGGGCAGTAGAGGGTCCAGTGGGCGTTACGGGGCCGGCGGCCCCTCCCCCACTTTCACCTGCGGCAGCCCTAAGTACTCCACGACCAAAGCTAAAATTCATTTGCTTTCCTCTCCCGGACCGAGGTCTTTCATGGCCTGTATGATACCCGCGGGAAGGTCACGGGCCATCATCATGCCATACATGGCCCCCTTAATGTACTCCTGAGCCATCGCCCCATCGACACTCCCCGCCGGACTCAACAACTCGCTCCCATAGCCCTGGATTTTCACGTTCAGGAGCTCCATATAGGCTCCCCACGCCGGACTTTTGATCATCACAGCGAACAGCTCACTGCGCTCCCGATCCTCTTTGTCCGCCTTCTTCCCGAGTTTCTTCAGATCCTCGAGCGTTGCATTAATATCCTGCATCCGAGCTTCCTCCGCTGCCAAGCGCGTTTAGACCCGCGGCCGTCGAGGCGCTCTGCCCCGGCTGGACCGGCGAACCCCCAGGTTTCGGTAATGCCCTCTGCGAAGGCATCGGTATGACATTCCCCAGTTGTGCCTGCTGCTGGAGCTGTGCATCAGGCATCAACTCGACCTTAAATTGATTGATGTTCTTAAGGCCAGCGATCTGCGCCATCCAAGCAAAAATCCTGCCCCAGTCAAACGACATCATCACATTCGGGGGCATCTTCGCGATATTCCCCATGATTTCCTTCCAGAGGTTCGCCTGCGCCATCCTGTCAATGGGCAGATTCCCATCAATCGGAACCAGATCATAGAACCCCACAATGTCCTGCGGGGAGACGTTTATGAAGCCCATCCCGGCGTCGAGGGCAAAGCTCCCGACCCGACGCAGCTTAGCCTGAGCATCGTAATACTGCTGCGACGTCTGGACTAGCTTCTGCGCATGCGGGGCGAAAGCCGCCGCCGACATATATTCAGTTATCGTCTTCAGCCGGTTGACGCCAAAGCCCGTCGAAATCCGGGTCTCTGTAGCGGTCTTCCGACCCCCCTGATTCATCATCCCCATTATTGCGTCGCTGACCCCGAGCGTCCGCTCCCCGATCCCCAACATGGCCTGGAAGTCCTGTAGGTGCGCCCTCGTGACGTCCTGGACCTGCACCTGCGTAAACATCGTCCGGATGTCGGTCCCGTAGGCCTCCGGCCTGAGCCTCCAGATGAAGCCCGGCCCCGAGTTCTGGACGTCCTTAACCACCAGCTTACTGGGGTCCACGATGAACTGGTTGTTCAGCGCAGCCCGGACGTTAAAGAAGTGCGTATTTAGGAGCCAGTCGATCGTATTCTGCACGGGGGCCATAATCTCGGGTATTCCCCGCGCATACAGCCCATAGCCCTCGACCTCGCTCTCCGTCACATCGAAGGGGAACTGGCAGTGGATGTAGCCAAGGGGCGAAGCCCCTACAATGAGCCCCCGATCCTCGGTAATCGTAAAACACCACTTCTGCGGGAAGCTCGTGCTCCCAATTCCCCACTCCCTGGGGACCAATTCGACATAGACCTCCCAAAAGGTAGCTCCAGCTGGATGTCCAACTCTATCAGTCTCATCGTCGTAGAGGGTCTGGTGGAATTGAGGTCGGATAAGTTGATCAGAACCCTCCGAGTCGTCATGCTGCTGACTAACGTGGTCCTTAAGCAGGGAGATGTTGTCATTGAAGTATCCGTTGTCCTTCCGGCGCAAAATATGCGACCAGCCCAACCGCTTCCTTGCGCAGCAGAACTCGCCTTTCTGGAACTCTTTCAGCGGAACCCTCGGGTCATGCATGAAGTCCCACGGCGACACGTTGTACACGCAGTTCCCCACGTAGCCCTCAACCTCCTGGGTGGTCTGGTAGATCGTGGGCTTCTGCGTCTCCGGATCAATCATCTCGACGATCTGCCCGTAGTGGAGCTTCTGCCTGTCCCAATAGTGCCCAACGATCCCGCACCCATACTTCGCCGCGTCATAGAGCCAAATATAGTAGGGCGCCATCATCTGCCCCACTTCCACTTGATACCCAATAAGGGCTTCCATGGCCTGAACTTGCATTTCGCCTTCGCCATGACGCCCCGAGAACTGGTGGACCGGGCTACGCGCGAAGAAGACGCTCGTCCAATAGGTGTGCGCCGACATGAGCAGCCCAAAAGAATATGGGATCTGAATGGTCGTATAGGACGGCAGACCTCCGTCTCGCCTCGCTCGGCGGGCCGAATCTTCGGTCGTTTCCGGCGTGAACGCAAGCGTAATCTCCTCGGCCTTTATCCACTTGTCGTGCTGCTGCTGATGGCCCTGCTTCGCCAACTGTATCCGACCATCGAGCTTCTTGACCAGATCTCGATGCAAAGGCGACTCTTTCGGGATGTTCAATGTCTTTACGGGCATCACTCTACCCCCATTCGGCGGCGCAGACGAGTGCGGTTGCGATCCTCGTCGGAAGCAAAAGGAAACTCAGATATTATTGCAATCTCTTCCCGGAGTTCTTCTTGCGTCTTCCCCCTCCCAACCCTCTGCTCCCGAGCGAGCTCCGTATTCTGCTGCGCATAGTAGGGGCTCAACAAGAGGTCCATCAACCTCTGCACGACGCTCGGGTCCCTGCGGTCCTCAATATTCTGGCTCTCCGGGAGGTCTGTAAAGTTTGCCATCTTATCAAAGCCCCTTGAAAGGTGCAAAGAAACACCGTCGCACACCGTCAGGACGCATACAGACCCAATAACCAGCAGGAGAAGGCTGCGTCTCATCATACGGAATCGTCTGCCCCGGGATGACATATCCATCCGGTCCCGTTTGTACGTCGAATACTTCCCGACAGTCCCCCACTCCACAGCACTGCTCCCCATTCTTCAAGTTCTTATACCGTCCCTTTGCAATCCAATCCGCACTCCCGTGCGCCAAGACGGCCGTCAACAACGCCCAAAGAACAACCCAGACAATAGCGCACGTTATAACCACAGTGAGTGAAAGGGCGAGGCCGTCTCTCCAGTTACCATACATCATTACGGGCACCTCAATGGAAAGTTGATCTCTTCGATGTGGCTGTACGTCAGATCTTCCCCTGTTTCGTCCATGTGTTCGAGATAGGGGTTGGAGATGTTCTGGACGGCGAGGGCTGAAGCGTCCAGATCGTCGTCGTGACCAGTATACGTTGGACCGTAGCTCTGGAACTGTTCTGCGAATACGGAGTGTTCAGCACCGATCCAGACCTTACCTTCAGCGGCCAAACCTCCAAATACGTGCGTGATACGTGCATACTTCTTCATCCCATCTGCTATCGGAATTATCAGATAGAAGGTGTTTCGGCGCCGCATCTCCTGCTCCAGCAACCACTTCAGGGTTCTCTGGTAAGCCACAGAATCCACAACGATCCGAGCCACACGCCATTTACGAGCAAGAGTGAGTGCAGTGGAAATGGACCAGGAGGGTTGATGACCTCGAGACCGAGCAAAGTCAAGAAGATGATACTGACCGTCCTGTATGCCCCAAACATACTGAGCCTCATAGTCTTTCCCAGCCAGCCCCTTCGCCATCTCCCGATCGCTCGGGGGCGGCACGGGGTCAATCCCCAACACCGCGAAGCACCCCATCGGCGGCGGACCCTGACGCACATTCAGCCAGAACGGTCTGAACGCCGTATTCTCCGCACTGATGAGCTGGCATTCCATTTCACGCGCAAACACCGACATCTCGTTCAGACGTATGGCGTTCCGCTTCCGCTGACGCAAGCTCTCCGTGGGAAAGAGCTCGGGCCACACACTAATCTGCTCATTCACGGGGAGGTTGAGCGTTTCTTGCGTCCAGCAGGGGAAGAGCCTGTTCGTCCACTGCGGGTCTTTGAGCGCTTTTTGACTGACGTCGTCGGTGTGCTGGGGCGTAATCGCCATCGCGAGCTTCGCGTTCGGCTCTTCGACCTCCGAGGCAAGCGAGTTTCTAACGGCGCCAAGTATGAGACCAGAAATTTTCGTCCTCTGGCCTTCACTCGCTGCGTCTTCATCAGTCTGCGGGTCATCAATGATAATAAGGTCAGGTCTGTAGTCGTCAAAGTTAATCCCGCGCAGCGAGCCAGTAATACCTGCTGCCAGGACCCAAATCGTGTGACCAAGAGTTTCGTGCTGGATTTCGATCTGCGTTTCTTCCCACTTCCGCCCCGGCTTGAGTCCAAAAGTACCAGCCCAGAAGCGATTTCTTTCAACTTGGGTCCGGAGCCACTGGACGGACCTGATGGCATCACGTTCCGAGGCTCCAACATACAAGATCGTGCGAGAAATACCGTACGCAATCCTCTTACTTGCAAACGTTCGTAAACGAGTCGTTTTCGACGCCCCACGGAAGCAAATAAGGTTAACAAGCCGCGCATTTGGGTCCTCCAGAGGCCCCCAGAGGTCCTTCGCGAACGGCGGACTCGGCTGCCGGAACGTACGCGGGAAGAACGTCCTCGCATACAGCTCACTGTCGAGGGCACAGAGCTTCGTCAGCTCTTCCAACGATAGCTGGTGCGTTTCGACCAAGGTCATGGCTCACACCGACACGAGATCGTGACCTTGGCTTCGCGATAGGGGAGTTTTCTCTTGCCAACCGTCTGGAGGGGCCTCGAAACCGAACAATGTTGCTCCACCAGCGCCCTCGTCTGCTGATTGGGCTGCAAAAGGTCGGGCTGAAGGCACGAAAGTAACATCATGGTCAGGAGTTTTTCCATTTCACCACCCAAAAACTCGCCGCGGCCTTCCCAATGTCCATCTTTCGGAGCTCCATGAGGCTATCCGGGTTAATGAGCACCACATGTTCGGGGAACGGTTGCGCCGGATCATACGACCTACACACCTCAACAGTCACCACCGGCACCGGCTTATAGGCTTCCAGCACAGGCCGGTAGAGCTTTACTAGCTGCCACCATGCCTCCGGCATATGCTGGAATTTTATCTCAAACACCAAGATTCGGTCATCGTAGACCACGATCCCATCCGGCACACAGACCCGAAAACTATCGCAAGAATAAAAATGAAGACGAGGGTTAGGCCTAAAGTTGTGAAAACATCCCCGTAGCCATTCTTGCGCCTTCGCCTCGTACCGGAGACCCGCCTTCTGTGACGTCGTTTTTCCATAAGCCTTCTCCCGAGTTGGCTGCGGCGACACATAGACGCCGCTGATAGGGAGCACCGCTTCGCGGAAGCCGGGTGGGGACGGAACGTCGACATTAGCACCCCCGAGAGGGGCACTAAGAGGGGAGATCGTCGGGATCATTACGACCTCCTGACTGCCCCGCCTCCACCGGGACCACGTCGTTGGGAAGTGGAAGCTCAGGCTCTAGTTCCGTCCCCTCCATTGGCCCAATACGCTCTCCATTACTATGGGCCTCTGGTTCTAAGTACGCAATCTGATCCGGGGCGCGAATACGCCGCGCCTCCGCCAGACGCAACGCCGCCCGCGCCTCTTCCAGAGCCGCCGCAGTCACAGGCACCTGCACCTGCCGATTATCGTTGTTCTGAACGTTCACCTGAACTTGCGGCTGCGCCCGCGGCCCATACCCAAGACGGTCCAAGGCCGAAGTGCTGACGGCACTAATCGTCGTCATCGGGATCATGTCGCCCTTCGTCTGGATCTTAGCCAAGACCAGGTCCAGGCTGGCCTCCGCAACAGCGGTGACCTTTTCCCGAAGGGCGAAATCGTGCTCCTGGCGCCACTCTTCTTTGCGCCGCGCCAAATACTCACGAAACATATCCGACCCAGCGATCAGCGAGATCGTCGAAAGACTTTTGTTAAGCTCGTTGGCGCAGTCCGTCAACCGACCCCCCGGATTGCGGAGCATCCAATCAGCTATCGCCGAATACCACCAGCGCCACCGGCGCCCCTGCTTCGCGTAGCTCTTATCGCTGCCGAAAGTGGGCTCAATAGGCACCAGACATCATCTCCTGCTTCTTAGCGCGCTTCTTCGGCTTCCTGGGCCGGAACATGTAGCTGAGGCTCCCCTTCTTGGGCCGCCCCGCAGGCCTCGACGGGGCTGCGCCCTTCTTCTGCTCCGGAGCCTTCTTCTTTGCGAACCCAACGTTGAAAGCCATAGCTACGCCTCCTGTTGTTGGCCAAGACTACAGCACTGACCCTGCGCATGGACCTATCCTGTCCTTTGGGCCGCTTTACGCTACGTGAGGCTGGCCGCCTGCCCTCACGACCTCCACCCACGCCCAAACGCCTGTATCTGCAAGTTCATATTCTCGTACTCGTCGCCGCCGCCCGGATTATTGACGTCTTCGCCCCGCCACAACACCGAGGCTACGCCGTCCGCCGCCCATTCCGTTTCCGCGACAGCGGAACTCTGGAAGTCGGCCGCCGAGGTACCCTGGGCCACCCATATCTGACTCGCGGCAACGGCCCTCTGTAGGTCTGTAACCGAGGACCCCGCCGCCGCAAAACTCGAGCCGAACAGCGCAGCGTCCTCCAGACCAACAGTGCTCGCGCCAGCCGCAACCCAGTCCCTCTCCTCCAGAACCGTGCCACTGACGGCCTCCCCCTCAATCACAACCGCACTCAGACCCACGGAGCTCCATACCTCGGGGTCGACTAGCGCAGCCACCGGTGAAACCGTGCTCTGGCCTGCGCTCGTCCAGTCTCTCTCCACGCGGAAGCCCGAAGTGGCCTCCCACGTAACAGCAGCAAGGCCATTCGAACTCCAAACCTTCGCATCCACAGAGGCATCTGCGAAGGTCGTGGTCGAGGCCCCGGCCGACGTATGGTCGCGCGCATGAACAGGAACTCCGGACCACGTGGCAGCCCCCAGGCCCGCAGACGTCCAATCCCGTTCTTCGGTAACGGGACCGCCGCCTCCACCAAGCTGGGAGAGTAGGAGAGCCATTTAGAAGGCTGTGACCTCGGCCCAGACCACCGTGAAGCCAGCAACATAGGTGAGAGCGGCCGGGCCCGCGTGCGTCGTCTTAATAACGAAGCCCTCTTGGTTCGCCAGCTTGAGAGGCTGTCCACCCGCCTGCGCGTCGATCAGCGGCTGAGGCGCAACTATGCTGGTTGGTCCGTAAGCAGTAAGGGCTGCTGTGCCGACGCCGCCAATTGCCTGGCCTATGGCATTTGCATCTAAAGTCTTCGTGCCAGCAGTGAGCGCCCCAGTCGTCGCAATCCCTATGTCGTTAACCTGAGAGTTGGGGAGGGCGGTCTCCATCTGGAGGTTATCACCCGACACAGCTATGCGGGTGCCGCCAGAACCTGCGGCCGTCCACGCCCTCGCAGGGACGACCTGGAAACCGAGTGGACCTAACGCCGTCGCCACCGCGACAATACCCAGTCCATCAAAGATCACCTTGTAGACGAGTGCGAAGCTTTTGGTCCCAGACAGGAAACGGAACTGTAACAGCTCGGAGTTCGCTGCCAGCGCGGCACCTATTGTGCCGGTGAAGCTGGCAAACCTGTACCAGTTCCCGGCAATCGCATGAGGGGCGACATGGAGGGGGGCGCTCTCTTCCTCGCCGCCCCCAATGACTACGCCACTATTGCCAATGAGTTGGATGCCCATATCGACCTCAGTTCCAGACCCACCCGACTGTCCAGTCCCCGTATAGCCGCGTCTTGGACCTCGTTACACCGTAGATCGTAAAGCCGGTACCAGCGACTATCGCCCCCGCCCCAATCTCCAGCTCTTCCACGAGATGCTCGTCGGCCGAGTGCTGGGCCGTGGCGATTAGGCGTACCCACGCCTCGACCAGGGAGCCTGCCACAATCCCCGTCTGCCCCGTAACTGTGACCGAGGCATCGGTCTTGCCGGGGAAAGCTCCAAAGGCCAGCGTAGTCACGCCCTGCGCACCCATTCAGAAGCTTACTCCGGCCAGCGGCAAGACCTTAAAGACGACGACCCAAAGGGCCACCAGGAAGATCAGGATCTTGCAGATGAGGGTAACCGTGGCGTCTGGGCTGAAGCGCTCCAGAATATACCACGCAATGACCAGAATCGCCACTATGACGATGATCTGGAACAGATTTTGTGCCATAGCTCTAGTCCTCTGTAACGGTTGACGTTGTCTTGATACGCGGAATGACGCCTACGGCCATGACAATGGCCGCACTCAGGGCGCCCTTCCAAAGAAGCTTATTAGCTACGCCAGTCCCGACGCTGGCATGAGTTATGTTGGCGCCGGGGGCGGCAGTACACTCTGGGAAGTCAATGTTCGCCACCGGGCTGACGCTGTTGCCGGTTACGGTCCAACCTCCCGACGTACGCGCAACCGTCTGACGGGCGTAGCCCGTGTAGGCGGTTTCGTTCGTAGCTTGGGTGCCGGCTTCGCCCGGATCAGCAGTATGCAGAGCCACGGTGAGGGTAGTCGCGGGCGTCGATGTGTCGTTCTCGGCGAGGTCGGCTATAGCCGTCCCGTTAAAGATCAGCTTCAGGATGTCGTTCTCAAAGGTGTCGCCTTTGCTCACGAAGCAAGCTCCTTCAAGAGGCCGATCTTGTTCTCGAGGTCCAGACGCATCTGCCCAACCTTAAACTTTTCGTCTTCCAGCAGGGCTTCGCGCCTCTTGAGGTCTGCTGCCAGCGCCGCGAGATCGGCTTCGCGAGTCGCCAGCGCAGCGGCCTCCCGAGTGCGAATGTTCTCGAAGTCCACGCGCTCTTGAGCCAGCGCAGCCAGCTTTGCATCGACATCGGCCTTTACAGAGCCGGCTTCGGCGTCCCGCTTGTCGATCCGAGCCTGGCGCTCAGCCAACCGGGCTTCGCGCTCCTGGGCCTTGGTGAGCTGGCCTTCGGCGTCCTGGCGGAGCTTTTGGGCCTCGGCCCGGGCTGCGCCAGCAACTTTCTTCTCGTTGTCGGCGAGGGCGGCCTGGGCCTTGAGCTCGGCCAAGACCTTCTTGGCCTCGTCCAACGACCCAATGCTGTTCAGAAAGTCGAGGAGGGCGCTTGAGCCCTCCGCAACCACTTGGGTTGAGAACATCCGAGTTCTCCCCTAGTTAGGACCCGGGACTGGCCTTAGGGCTTGTCGATCGGGGCCTGAGCCTCGACCTGGACGATACGCTCAGCCGAGCGCGGGTCCGCGGTCACGTTGTACTCCATGAAGCCCACGACTTCGACTACGCCGGCGCCGAGGTCCGCATCGCCCGTCACAGTGACGCGCTGCGTGGTACCTTCGGGGCTCGCCGAGACCGAGGTCACGAGGCCGCTCCAAGAACCATCGGCATTCGGCCCAGTGAGGGCCACGGTTCCGACGGTCTCGTCGCTGGAGGCGGCTACGGGGATGCCGTCGAACGGAGCCACGCGGCCACGTCCATCAACGACCTTGACGGTGAAGGGAAGGTTTTGTTCCGTGCTAAAGGCTGGCATCGAGTTAGCTCCTTACTTTGTCTTGGGGGGCCCCAGCCGTAAAGCGGATGCTGTAGGTCTGGGGTTGGCGCAGAATCTCCCTCACGAGGGAGAAGTACTCGCGCAGCTCGTCCCACCGGCCATTGACGACCAGTCCGAGGGCGGTGCGCAGGAATTCGTCTATGAGCATTTTAAGCCGCGCTAGTCTTGACGGCGAGCTTTTCGCCGGGGGTGACACCCTGGAACTCGGTTTGACCGGCGGCGAAGCGGGCGGACGTGTCGAGCGCCACCGGATTAACAGTACCCACCTCAACGTTAGCCGCCGCATCGGCGTGAATACGTATAATACGGGTCTTGACGTTGAACGCGGCGCTCTGGGCTGTCCCGGCGGCGATGGTGACCGTCTGAGAAGCCAACGGCGGCGTAGCTGGAATTTGGGCTCGTCCACGCGCCGTCTCCACGAGGTGAGAATACTCGGTGATGTAGAGGGTTGGCATTCCGCGGCTCCGTCTTGGCTGCGCAAAGGTCCCGCGCAACTCGGGATCGCTTATGTAGACCACACT